GTATCAAATTAAAATGCTTAAAGAGCAATCGGATAACATCTTAACAGAAATTTCAGTACTTGAACAATCTATCTTAAAATCAAACCAAGAACTTGATTCTTTAAACGAAAAGTTAAAAGTTGCCGGTGAAGAAAGAAAAGTATTATTATCTGAAAGGCTTGATAAGATAACTGCATTTTTAATAAAAGCAAAAGATAACTTAAAAAAGATTCAAGATAGGGATAAAGATCTTAGTGACTCACTTGACTCTTGGAATAAAACGTTTTCAAGTATTCAGTTAGAATGTCGTCACCGTACTGAAAAGATTAACTTATTTGAGAAAGGTAAATGCCCAACTTGTGAGTCTGACTTAACAACTGATTATCACAAACATTTATTAGATGAATATCTTAAAAGTAATGAATCAGCTCAATCTGAAATTAATAATGTTAAAGAACAACAAACACTGATTAAGGAAAAACGAACTGACCTTAAAAAGTTATACGATGATCTTAATACAAAAAAGTTTACAGCTGACGCTCAACTTAAAATTGTTAATGATGATATAAGCAGTCTTAATAATATTGAAAGTACTGATAGTGATATGCAAACTCAAAGTTTACAAAATATCATTACTGATTCAGTTGATAAAAAGAAAGCAGCTTCACAAAGAAAAGATCTTGAAGATAAAAAAGCAAACTTCTATAAAATCGTTGAAGAAATCTTTGGTGATAAAGGTATTAAGTTAGAAGCTATTCGTAAAATATTACCGATCTTAAATGCAGAGATTAAGAAAGTACTTCATGATCTTAACATGGAATATCGTGTAACATTTAATGAAGAATTTGAAGCTGAAATACAAACACTAGGATTTTTAGTAACAGCTGAACAATTAAGTACAGGTGAGAGAAAGAAAGTTGACTTTGCAGTTCTTATTGCATTGATTCGTTTAATGAAAATGAAATTCCCAGGTGTTAACCTTATCTTCCTTGATGAAATCTTTTCATCTATTGATAGCGATGGAATTTATCATATCTTAAAAGTACTTTCAAATTCTTGTAGAGAATTAAATGTAAACATATTCGTAATTAACCACAGTCAGTTACCTACTGAAATATTTGACTACCGAGTTGAGATTGGAAAAAATAACGGGTTCTCTAATCTTCGTATAGATAAAATTGAGTGATATATAAATCATGGGAGAATTTTTACATAAATACAACACGGATAATGTTCATTCACGAGCAGTAATTGTAGGACTGGTAAATTTGTTAAATGGCAAAGTAATGTTTGAAAACATTTTATCAGATACATCAATTGATATTGTGTATGTTCCATTTTTCTATAATCAAGGTGGTGATGAAAGATTCATGCAAGATTATTTCCTTCAATGGAATGACTGTATAAATCCTAAACATGCAGACGGTAACTATGATGTTATCCCTCGTGGTGTTGTAACAATGTCAAGCAAATCAATTGACACAGGTAAGTTAACCCATCGTTTTGTTCGCGGTACTTATGTTAAAGAAGTAAATGGACAGCTACAGCAATTTAACGCTTTCATTAATTCATTGCCAATCACAATGCAATTTAGTGTTGAGATTGAAACTGACACTAACCTAGATGCGTTCAAAATTGAACAAGCAATAATGGAAACATTCTATAAGACACAGGTATTCTCTGTTAACTTTAGAGGTTTCCGAGTTCCTTGTCAAGTTGGGTTCTCTGATGATTATGGTGTTGAACGAACTTTTGATTATACGTATCAAGCAAACGCTCGAACTAAAGTAACATTTGATTTAGAACTTGAGACATACTATCCTGTAACTGATCATACATCTGAAAGAAGTAATTCAAATAGAATGAACTTAGGAGGTAACGCAGGAGCATTACAAGAATCATGGCCTGAGACATACGCAGATCCTCGTTTCAATTTCTTATCACCAGTTTCTCGCGAAAAGTATTTTAGCGGTGGTGTATTGCCGATAACTTGGACAAACACAGGACCTATCTTAAGAGTTAATCTTTACTATCGAGTTATAGGATCTGACGACTGGATTCCTATCGCAATGAACTTAACTAATAACGGTTATTATAATTGGGAAATTCCTTTCTTGACAATAACTGGTGACGAAATACCAAATGAATCACAAAGAGCTTATGCAGTTTCTGCTGCGGGTAAAGGCGCAAAACTTAGACCAATTGTTAATGACACAGGTGGCGTTGACTCAATTGTGATACTTGCGTCAGGATTCGTTTATACAAACACTGATCATATTAGAGTTGAACTTTTCCCTAAGCCGTTTGTATTACCTGAAGGCTATACTGAACCTGAGATATCATTAAGTGTTAAAAATTCTGGTGAGATATATGAAACGTCAGTCTTATCAGCAGGAAGCGGATATTACCCAACTCCGCTTAACGAAATTGAATTAAAGATACAAGACGCAAACTCAGAAAGTATTTATTTAGTTCTTGACCAAGAACTAGTTTTTACTGCTGATGTTGATAATACTGTTGATGATGGTCTGATTATAACAAACTTAAATCCATCAGTATCTGAATTAATGGGGCAAGGTTTAACAACAGGTCTGGAGTTATTTGGTGCAGGTATCGTTAATGGTACTTTAATCACTTCTATTGACATTATCACAAATACATTAGGGATAAATAAATCTGTAAATATGCAGGTCTCTAATGGCACTCTAAATACATCAATCACAACGGGTAAGATTTATCTACAGTGATAAAAATCTTAATTAAGAATAGGATATATAAAATAAGAAAAAAATTTCCATAAGATGTCAAATTTGAAACAAAGAATTGAAGGATTAGTTTCCTTGACAAATTCACTTGAGGCGAAAGATATATGCAACGAAGCATTAAAGCAATTCAGTGAGTACGCAACCTTTAACCTAACTGCTGTTGCTGGTGAACAAGTTGATGCAGCTATTGCAGAATCTATCATTTCAAAGTTAGATGGTATTCAAGAATCAGAAGTGTCGAATTTCTTAACGATTGAGAAAAGATTACACGGTATGAATAACCTAGGTGTTAAAAAAGCACTAGGATCACTTGATGAATCAGAAGTTGCTAAACACGCAACATTTAAGTATGTTGTTGAAAAATTAAAAGCATTTAATAACGCACCTGAGTGGGCAGTTATCGAAAATGTTATTAGTGTACTTGATCCGTACAAATGGGATCCTACAGTTAAAGAAAACTTAGCAGTATTAGAAACTAACTTCAAAAAATATGAAGAGGACATCAAAATCTACAAAGCTGTAGACGCTGCTAAAAATTCTCGTTCTAATTTTGTTTATTCTGGAGTTGAGAAAGTTGTTGAAAACTACTTAAACTACAGAACTGCTGCAAACCGTACAGCTCTTTTAGAATCTCTTAACAAATATGTTTATGATGTTAATATCAAAAACTTATATAATGTTGTTCTTGAGTCTGACAGAAACTTCCAATTAAAAGCTGGTAGCAACGATGCTTTCATTGGTAAAATCTATTCTCCAATTATCGTTCAAGAAAATTCTGAGATTTTTGCAGTACACGGTAAAGCTTACGCTAAGACAGGATCTAACATTCGTCCTTTAGATGAAAACGAAATCAAAGCATTGCCTGCTTCATTTACATTTATCTCTAAATACTTAACTCAACCTAATGTTGAGATTTCTGAGAACAAAATGAAAATCTTTAGCAAAGACAAAAAAGTTGAACTTATTGAAGAAGCTGACGGATTAGGAATCTTCATTAACAACAAAAAAGTTACTCTTAACGAATTCCATACTGTTTACTTAAATTCAGGTATCTTCCGTTTTGAAGAAAAAGATGTAATCTCTGCGGTTAACACAATCGTTGAAAGCTGGGATTCTATTTTTGAACTTGACTTTGTTAAATCGTTATTCCCTAAAGGAATTCCTTCTCGTAGAGCTGATGTTTTCAAACTGAATGAAAAAACATTTATCAATACAGTTGATGCAATTATGAATGAAGAAAAATTCTATTCTGATTGTAACGCAACACAAAGTCGTAACCTAGTATTAGAATTTGCTAAATATGATTTAGGAAATGCTTATACTGACTTCTTGAAAGTTGAAGAAAAAGAACTTAAAGAACTTAAGACTAAACAATCTGAAATTTTTGAAGCAATTGAATATCTTGAAAGCAAAAGAAATCAATTAACTTCTATCGCTGACGAAGCAATTCGTGAGTCTGATGAAGTTAAATCTTTAGTTGAAGCAATTGATGAAGAAATCGCTACTGTTAAAAATTCTTACTATGATGTTAAGAACAAAATCAATAATTTAACTTACGTTGCAGAAGGTGCATCTGTAGGTGATGAAGTTGAGTTTGAAAAAAAAAAGCAGTAATTATAGGGACTGACCCTTCAGACAAGTCTATAATCATTAAGCACGAAGACGGTACAACAGATAAAGTACTGCCTCGTGATATTAAAGTTATTAAAAAAGCCTCCGAAACCCAACCAGGCAATGATCTTGAAATAGAAACTCAAGGTGATGGCGGAACTGTTGGACTTAAGGAGGCTAATTTTAGTTTTAAAAAAAAAGATAGTACAGAACTAAATGAAACTGGTGTATATAAATCTGAAAAGGATACTGAAAATAACCCTAAGACTGGCGAAAACACACCAGATGAATTAACTGGCATAGTAGAAAAATTAAAGGATACTGTTAATCAAGTTGTTACAGCACTTTCTGATATAAAATCTACAGTTGAAGATAACTCCAATTTGTCGACAGACTCAATTGTGAAATGCATCGATGAATTAAAAGCCTACGTTAATAGCCTCCAGTCTGAACAGGATAAAACAAGTGGACTAAACCCAAATTAAGAAAGTTATGGCAAATTACGTAGACCCCGAAGAATTTCGCACAGAAATTTTATTATCAAAAGAAAAAGACGAATTGACTCGTAGAGCAATCGAAATGTTTCAGCTTATGGCAGAAGGAGCATCAAGAAGATTAAAGTATAAAGATGAAGAAGATCGTAAAGATTGTATCGCATTTGCTTTAATGGATGTAGTAAAATATTGGAGATCTTTCAATCCTGAAAAATCAAAATATCCGTTTGCTTATTATACACAAATGATTAAAAATGGATTTGCTAAAGGCTGGAGGAAATTACATCCTATCAGTGCAACAAATAAAATTTCATTAAGTAACGAAAACCTTTATAGCTTTTAAGATTAATTGTAATGAGTGATATTAAGTCAAATAAACCAAACCACAAAAGCGGTTATAGACAGGGGTATTACAAATTAGCTAATCCCGAAAAATATATTGGTGATCCAAGTAAAATTATATACCGCTCTTCATGGGAACATCGTTTCTGTCGTTACTGTGATACATCGCTATCGGTATCAAAATGGTCATCAGAACCAATAGGCGTAAAATACATCAGCCCAATAGATCATAGAGAACATACTTATTATGTTGACTTCTATATGAGAATTATGGAAGGTGATAAACCTATTGACTGTTTTGTTGAAGTTAAGCCTAAGGCTTCATTGGAAATGCCGATTCTTGAAGGAAAGAATTTGACAACTAAAAAATTAAAAGGATACAATTACGCACTTAAGACATATATTATTAACCGAGCAAAATTTGCAGCAGCAAAAGCATTTTCAGAAAGCCGTGGTTATAAGTTTTTAGTAGTAACTGAAGATTTCTTATTTAAAGTAGAAAAATGAAAAGCCCTCTAGAAGTTTATAAAGAACAAGATAATAAAGGAAAGCTTCGTAAAGAGGCTTTCCAATTTTTTAACGAAAAGTATTTCAAGAAACCGTTTCAAGAACATGGATTTTTAGAAACGGAAGAAAGATTTGCTGTTAGGAAAATGAAAACATTTATTCCTGGCCGTATCTATACTTGGAAGTATAATCCTCTCTATAAAGATTTTCTTGATTATTATGACACGAGGCCAATGGTTCTTGTTCATAGTCAGTTTGTTGCTAAAAATGGCAATATGATAGTCCAAGGTTTAAATCTAAACTTCTTACCTGAAAAGGCTCGTGTACAAACACTAGAGTATTTTTTCAGAACTTTTCAAACTGATATTGAAGAAGCGGAAAAACGAGCAAACCAAGATAAACCAGGTTTCTTAAGAACAGCTTGGAAGTATTTAACTGATTGGTACTTTACAATTAAAATCTTTAACAAACAAGCAAAAATTGGTTATCAATTTGCTTATAGGAATTATCTATTAACTCAAATGCGACAACCTGTTATTATTGAGTTTGAGGATTGGGAAATGATTCCGTATTTCATACCTAAAGAATTTAAAGGAAAATCTGTAGGTCAAGTTTGGGGCGAGTACATAAAATCAAGACCAGAATTGAACAAAGAAAAAGTTAACCAACAAGAAGCAAAAATTAATCAGAAAAAATATAAGAAACCTAGATAAAATATATACAAAAACTAAAAACAAATTATGGCAGGTTTTATTGATAGAATAGGGGTCAATCCTATATTCGGACAAATATCTAAAAGTTTAAAAAACTTAGCAAGTTTAGGTATGCGTTACGACGATATGGTTGTAAAACAATCACGTGCAATTGGTGTTACTGAAGCTGAATTCGGTAACCAAGGTTATCTTCCCGAAGAATTTTTATATTCATTAGCTTTATCCGATGTTGGGCAAAAGAAATTTATTGCCTTCTTTGATAAAGATTATAAAGCTCGTAGAGATTATTTGAGAAAATTTGCGATGAACCCTGAAATTGAATTCATCGTTGATACTGTTGCTGATGAAGCAATTGTTTATGATGACTCAAATTACTTTGCAAATGTTGATGTTTCTCGAGTACGTGAAATACTTTCTCCAGATAACGCACAAGAAATAGTTGGAGAAATCAATCAGCAGTTCAAAAAAATATATGCTCACTTCCACTTTACTGAAGGCCACGATGGATGGGCTTACTTTAGACAGTTAATGATTGATGGCTTTATTGCTTTTGAAATCATTTACGATCCTGATGGAAAAAACATTGTAGGGTTTAAAGAACTTGATCCAATTTCATTAAGACCTGGTGTTGAGAAAACTGGAGATGGCACTTACAAAAAAATATGGGTACAGTATGAAGATATACCGTCAATGAAAAGGGTTCTTCTTGATACTCAAATCATTTACATATCATACGCAAAAGGAAATTTCACCGGTCGTGTATCATACGTTGAAAGAATGGTTCGTTCATTCAACTTATTAAGAATCATGGAGAACTCCAGAATTATTTGGAACATTATGAATTCATCGTTCCGTTTAAAAATGGTTGTTCCTATTGGTACTAAATCTCCACAAAAGGCAAAAGAATCATTAGCAGAAATGATTAACATTTATAAAGAAGATGTTAATCTTGACCAAGATTCTGGTGAATTAAGTATTAACGGTTCACCGTCAATGCAATTCTATAAAAACTACTTGTTTCCTTCTAAAAATGGTGAATCTCCAGATATCTCAGTAATGGGTGGCGATGGATTTGACTTAAGCGATACTGATGCTCTTGGTTATTTTAAAGATAAAGTTATGGAAGATTCAAAAATTCCATTCTCAAGATTTGACAAAAGCGGTGGAGGAGGCTCTTATCAAGCTCAAGCTGATGGTATTGACCGTGAAGAAATCCGTTTCTTTAAATTCATTACTCGTTTAAGATCTATATTCCAAGAAATACTTCTTAAACCAATGTATATTCAAATGGGTCTTTTATACCCTGATTTAGCAGAAGATGAATTGTTTAAAGCTACTCTTGCATTAACTTTTAATAAAGATAACGTATTCGAGGAACTTAAACAAATGGACATTAACCAACGTCGAGTTGACTTTGCTACTTCAATGATGGGTATTATGGATAAGAAAAAGGATGCGACAGGTATGGACGTTGACGTTCCTTACTTTGCTCCTAAATTCATTGTAGACAAATACTTGAAATTAACTCAAGATGATATTGCTGCAAATGAAAGAATCATGAAAGAAAAAGCACAACAAGATCTAGAAGATATGAAACTTGCTCAGCAAATACAAAATGCAGGTATGGGCATGTAACAAAAACATTCCTTGATACATTAAGGTGTATCGAGTTTTTCCCAGGAGCTTCGGTTCCTGGGTTTTTTTCTTATGTAAAAACTTTTTAACTAATTATGTATATAAAATATATGAAAAAAGCAATCATCATTATTTCAATCGTTCTCGGGATGAGTTCGTTTGTAGACGTGAGCAGTAGCTATAATCTGCACAGTTGTACCGCAACCTGGTATAACACAAAGCCACACCCAAAAGTACATCGCCTACATTCAACGGCTGCGTATTACAAAGGATCACGAGGTCAATTCTTTACAGTAACCAACTTAATCAACAACCGAGTTGACACCGTTGAAATTACTGACTGCAATGGGTCAAACCCAAAGTACATTGACTTAAAACAAGAAACTTTCCACAAGTTATCTGGAAATCTTAAAATAGGTAGAATACCTGTTAAGATTGAGCCACTAAAAAAATAATTGTTAATAACATAACTGTCCCAGGGTTTATACTCTGGGATTTTTTTATTAATTTTAAAATAAAAATGGTAATAGAGACAAAAGGCATATTAAACTTTTTTCCTACAAACGAAACAAAGAAACACAATAACCAAAGTGAATGGAAAAAGCATGCACTAATTGAAACTGATTGTGATCTTGAAAGATATTACGCTTGGTTCTTGGAAAAACGATTTAGCCTAAAACTAAATAAAACATTAAGAGGAACTCACATATCGTTTATTGCGGATCGTTATTCCGATACAGAAAAATGGGATATACTTGCAAATAAATATCACGGTACTGAAATAACATTCTATTATGAAATTGAACCAAGGTCTAATGGAGAACATTGGTGGTTACGAGTTCATTCACCAGAAGTTGAAGATATTCGAGAAGAGTTTGGTTTATCACGAGATCCTTTTTTTGCGCTGCATCTTACATTAGGCCACGCAAATAACAAAAACATTGAGCATAGCTGTTACATATTAGAAGTATGTATGATGTTTAATCTTCTTACGTCTAATGATAGAGAAGATTTAAGTAAGCATGAAATTGTTAATAACTTTGAGTAATTAAATTTGCATAACCCAAATAAAAGTATTATATTTAACTATAATTAAAAATAAACAATATGTTAGAAGTAAAAATTGACGGGATGTGCGCGTGGGATGAGTTAGCATATAATCCTACTTTTATTGAAGATCTTAAGACTCGAGTTGTTGAATGTAGAAAAGATTTTCGTTTTGGTGATGGGCAATATGATGGCCGTAGATATTATGATACTGATAGAGTTGTAAAATCTATATTAGGAGGTATCTTTATGTCATCTAGATATCACGTAATGAAAACAGAAGGACTTTCACATGATGAGTCATGGGAACGGGCAATAAGCATAGCAAAAGAATATGTAATATTAATCACTGATGAAGAAACGACTCGTATATGTAGTCGTGCTCTAGATTACGCAGCAAGTGCAGATCATTGGTATCAATTTGAAAAAGAATGGGATTAAGAATTGGAGAAACTCCTGAAGAAGGAAATAACTTCTTGCTACACCCAGTTGTAGCCGAAGGTACTTTTGATAAATCTGATTTAATAAAAGTCATTGACGCAATAGATTTGGAATCTGTTCCAAAGAAATCGGTAGTATTAGGTACTGATGATGGCAAGTTTATTATATCATATATTCCGTATGTTGATGATAATGCTTGGATCTATGGTAAAATATACGATCTTGCTTTAGAAGCAAATGACCAAACATTTAAGTTTGAAAATATTGAAATGTTTGAACACATTGTTTATATGGAATTAAACGAAGGTGATTTTATCAATTCACACATTGACTTAGGTAATGAGTTCCCACATAATAATCGAAAGATTGCTGTTGTTATTAACTTAACTGCTAGCGATGATTACCGAGGTGGTGATTTTAACATACAGTCCACAGTTGAGATAACAACATCAAGATCAGTAGGTGATTGTACTTTCTTTCCTGCATATTTAAAAAATGAGGTAACGCCCGTCACAAAAGGAAAAAAGAAAATTCTTGTTGCTTGGTTTGGTGGTCCAAGCTTTAGATAGAACTATAGTATACTGTATGAATATAAATTAAAATAAAATCTAAAATGATTCAAGAACTATTTACAGAAAAATACAGACCAAAAAATCTGGAACAAATGATTCTTCCAGAAAGAATTAGAAAAGTTGTAGGCGATGGGGCCTTACATCAAAACTACTTGTTTTACGGATCCCCAGGATTAGGCAAAACATCTTTAGCTAAAGTATTAGCAAGTAAGTACCCAGTACTTTACATTAACGTATCTGATGAAAGTTCAGTTGACATTATCCGAGAAAAAATAACAAACTGGTGTTCAACCATTTCATTGCTTGATGGAGCTGAAGCTTACAAAGTTGTTATTCTTGATGAGATGGACGGTGCCTCAGATCAATTCTATAAGGCGCTTCGTGGTACAATTGAAAAGTTTGCACACAACGCAAGATTCGTAGGTACTTGTAACTACATAAATAAAGTCCCTGATAATGTCCAATCTCGTTTCAACTGTATATCCTTTGACTTCGTATCAAAAGAAGAAGAGAAAGAAGTTATGGTTGAGTTTATTAAACGATCATGGGCAATCCTTAAAGCAGCAAACATTACAATTGAAAAGGACGCAGTAATTGAATTCGTTAAGAGAAACTTTCCTGACATGCGAACTATCGTAACAAAGGTACAAAGTTTTATCTTGCAAGGATTGACTGAAATCAAAATTGAAGATATTAAGAAACTAAACTATTCTTATAAAGATATCTTTGATATGGTTTGTGCTAAATCAGCAAACCCACAAGAAAACTATAAATTCCTAATGACAAATTACGGGAATAAAGTTGATGATGTACTTGCTTCATTAGGAACGGAATTACCTGAATACATTAATGAACATAAACCTGCGCTTGTTGGAAAGATTCCACAAATCGTAATTAAGGTTGCTCATTACCAATCACAAAGAATTACAGTTATTGACCCAGCTATTTCAATGTTAGCTGCTGTCTTTGAATGTCAAATGATTATTAATAATTAATACACAATAAAATGGAAGAACAAATTAAATTAGTAACAGTTGAAGGTAGAGAATGGACTTCATCTTTAATTAAACACACAGAATACAATCCTGATGATGCACAGTTATTCATAGTGTTTCAAAACGAAGCTCAATATGTTTACATAGGAATTGACAAAAAGTTATATGAAGAATTCTGTAATGCTGAATCAGTAGGATCATATTTTGGTAAAAACATTAGAGGTAAGTATTCTTACGCAAAAATTGTTGAAGGCGAAGTACAAGAATTTGTAGATGTAAAAGAAACAAAAGAAGATGACAATCAAGAGGGTGCCTGATGTAAAGAAATACATTAAATCAAAATACCCAAAACTTACTGAAAAGAAGTTTGACGTAGTAAAGATTGGCATGCGAATTTATGTTTATGTTGTAGATAAAGAAAGTAATTTACAAAGAGCAATTATATTCAGAGGTAACTTACCAGCAATTAATGAAGTTCCTGTATTAATGCGAGTTTTTGAAAAAGGAATTGATGACGCACTAAGAAAGTGGGGATATTGTTAATAACTTTTTGAAAAATTGGTTGCATAACCAATATATTATTATTATATTTATAAAATAAAACAAAATTATGAATCTTATATTTGACGGGAATTACTTATTCTACAAAACATTGTTTATCTTTGGTCAGTATGGCTCAAAAGGTGAAAAGGTATTGAGTTCTGAAAAGGACCAATCAATGTTCATGCGAAAAATCGCAACTGATATGGCTCACGCTATCCGTACATTCGGAAATCCTACGCGAGTTGTATTTACAATTGACTCTCGTTCTTGGCGTAAAGAAGTGGAAATTGAAGAAGGCGGTTACAAATCAAATCGCGAAAAGGATGAATCAGTTATTGACTGGGATACGTTTTATAAATTAATGAATGAATTTGGAGAAATCATTGCAGAAAAAGGCTATATCGTTTCTCGAGAACCACGTGCTGAAGGCGATGATTTAATGTACCTATGGGCTGATGAGTTTTTCAATAACGGTGAGGATTCAGTTATCATTACAGGTGATAAGGATATGTATCAAGTTGTTAAATGCAATAACGTAAACTTTATTGCTGTCTACAATCCAAATTCAAAAACTCGTAAGATCGTTGGTCCTCCAGGATTTACAGAATGGGTAAAATCTGAAGAGTATGATTTATTTGATGCTTCTACTTTTATGAACCGTAGCAAAGACCTTATTCAAGAAGCACTTAATTCTGTTGTTATTGAAGAAGTCAATCCACATTATCATATATTTGAAAAGATTATTTGTGGTGATGGCGGTGACGCAGTTCCTCCAGTATGGACATGGGAAGCAAAAGGCAAAACATACAGAGTTACACCTGCAAAGGCTGCTCGTATTTATGAAATCATGGAATACTCAAAACCTATTGGTGATGTTTTTGATTTACCTAATCGTGCTATTGAAGTTGCTAACGGTATCAATGTTACATTCAAACAAAATCCACCTGTTGAGGCACTTAAATCAAGAATCATCCGTAACATTACTTTGATGTATCTTGACAAAAAAGTTATTCCTCAAGACATTCAAGATTCATTTACAGTTTCCTACAATAAGGTTACAACTGCAAACGAAATGAATGCTCAGGTTTATGATATGGCTCATATTCTTGAAGGTACACGTTTCTTAGCAACAACACAATCTTTTGAGGCGGATATATTCTCTAAATACAAATTTTAAAAGATGGAACCAATAAAAGCAATTATACCAGAACTAGATGCTGAAGACGAAGAATTAATCGTTCAGTGGGGCGAAGATAATGAAGGGATCGTACATGATCGTGCAGTTGAAGCAGCCGTAAGTTTACATAAAACAGGAAGTCTTGGTGATTTTATAGTCATAGTTGAATTCTTTACATCTAAAGCTGATATAATTCCTTTTGGTGATATCATTGTTGACTATGACGAAATTGAAGTTGTCTTTGATGACGCAGAATCTTATTACGTAAGAGCTGAAGAATATGAAAAAGCTGCTAACGTAAAAACAATTCGTGAGTCTTTGAATATAAAAACTAAACTATATGGCAAATGATCTATTTGGTTTCATTAACGATATGTTAGGAAAACCCGCAGAATTTAAGAAAACAAAAATGCATGAACGCGGAAAGTATTTTTTTATGATTAACCGTTTTTGTGCAATTAACTTTCCTGTACAAGCTGCTGCTTTTAATCATATCAAAATCCATCCAGGTCAAGCTGTTACTTTTTGGCAAGGATTGCTTACCTCAAGGTATTCAAAAACTCCTGGGTGGATGTATGTTTCAACTGCAAAAGCAAAAGAAAAGAAAAAAGCAGCTCAACCTGTTACTGATGAAACGATCCGTAAATACTGTGAGCAATTTCAAGTATCAAGACGTGATGTTGATGACGCAATGGAATTACTTGGTGATAGCATGGTTAAAGAATTAAAAAATTATGAAAAACTAATTTCACAATGACAAGAAAAACTTTTAAACATGATGTACCAAATGCTATTATAGGAATGGCTTTTGATGAGGCTAAATTATATTGCCTATCTGAAGGTTATCAGTTATATCGTAATACTGATACAATTCATTTAAATGTAACATATGTTATCACTATAAGTAAATTTGATAATGAAAATAAAATATTAGAAGCCAAGTATGGTTTTTAGATAATTAGAACGGAGGATATATAATAAAAGTATACCTCCGTTTTTTATGTTAGCAACTTTATCAAATATTGGCGACTTCGCCAAAATAACTCAAACAAAGCCTTTACACTATGTTACGAAAATCCTTAACTGGGTAGACGACATTAATGGTGTAGGCACAGTTAAAAAAGAATTTCGTTGGGGAACAACAAATCTCGTTCGTGGTTCTTGGATTGATTTAACTGTTGATAACTTACAGAAAATTATTCTTGACCCTAATAACGAACTCTTTGTAGACTTTCGTTATACTTTAATTGCTGGCGGCCCCGTTACAATTGAAGACGCATACATTGAATATCTGCAAGCTCCTGAAGCTGCTGACATATTCTTAGGATATCGTCCGCCTATGCTTGTTTCCGAAAATGGAAATATCAGCAACCTAACCAAGATTGAAAATTTTACGTTCAGGCCATATCTTGTTAACCCCGCAGTTGTCCTCTATAAAGAATTAGCTTATACAATTAATAGACTATTTGGTCATGATGTATTGTACGCGAGAGCGGTTCCAATGGCCATTGGTAGGGATGTAGTATTACATGAATGGACTTTATCTGACGTTGACGAACCTTGCTGTATTAAAGTTGTCGTTGACAAAAATGAATTCCCAGATAATAAGATAGATTATAACCCAATGGGTATGGACTTTGAAATTCCATTTGAAGTTCAAATTGTAAAAGAATACTTTGAGGAAATCTTTGGTATTGGAACTGGACCACAAAAACGTGACATTGTTTACTTCCCATTAACAAATCGTATTTATGAAGTTGAAAGCTCATACTTATGGAAAGACATTATGCAACAAAATGTTTATTGGAAAATATCGCTTGTCAAGTATGCACCAAAATCAAATCGTTACGAACCACAAGACTTGCGTGAATATCTTGCTGACATCTCTACTGACTTTACTGAAGAATTTGGAGAAGAAGTTACAGAACAAGAATTAAAAATCACTAAGCCACAACAATATGATCCTAAAATTGGATCTCGTGATTATGACCCTACTCGTTTAAATATCAATAATGATTTAAACATTACACAAGCATTCTTTAAAAACTACAATGTAACAATATCAGAATCACAATATGACTTAAGGTCAATTTTTGATACAACAAAAGATGTTACAGCAATAACATATCGAGCAACCAATGAATTTACTGATGCTGAAGATAGACTTCTTATGGGATGGTTCCAAGGAATTAAACCGAAAGTTAATCCTACTCGTGATAATGTTAAAGGCCAACTTGCAAAAGGAGTCCCAGCAAATGGTATAACACCACTTTCATTTATCATTAGCCCTAAACGAAACTATAAAGTAGGCGACCTATTAAAGATCACAAGGTTTAACGGTTTAAGTCTATACGGAAATCATATAGCAACAACACCAGTAACAGGAGGATATGTTATTACAATTGGTGTTAAGAATGAAATCATTACTTTCTTAGATACATATTATCCAGGATGGGCAAGTACTTCAATCACAAGTGGATATGTTGTTGAACCTGATTATGAAACTATAATGTTAAAC